ATCGCGAACGGCAACCTGTACGGCTCCAGCAAGGACATCGGTGTCATTACCGGTAAGCTGCCAGCCCTGACCGAACACGGTGGCCGCGTTAACCGCGTTGGTTTCACCCGTATCGAGCTGGAAGGCACGCTGGAAAAATTCGGCTTCTACGAAGAATTCACCCAGGAATCCCTGGACTTCGACAGCGACGCCGAGCTGGACATGCACATCACCCGTGAAATGGTGAACGGCGCTCACCAGATGTCCGAAGCTGCTCTGCAGATCGACATCCTGAACGCTGCCGGTGTAATTCGTTACGCTGGTGATGCAACCTCCAACGTTACCCTGAACAGCGGCGACGTTGTTACTTACGACGACCTGTTGCGTCTGGGCATCCAACTGACCAACAACCGTACTCCGCGTACCATTACGCAGATCAACGGTACCCGTCTGACCGACACCCGTACCATTCCGGGCGCACGTCCTCTGCACTGCGGTTCCGAGTTGATCCCAACTCTGAAAGGCATGAAGGACATGCACAACAACCCTGCATTCATCTCGGTCGAGAAGTATGCGGCTGGTGGTGAAACCCTGATCGGCGAAATCGGCCAGATCGATGAGTTCCGTATCATCATCGTGCCGGAAATGCTGAAGTGGTCTGGTGGTGGCGCTCTGGTCACCGACGCGCTGTATCACGACAACGGCACCAACTACGACGTGTTCCCAATGCTCTGCATCGGCGACGGTTCGTTTACCACCATTGGTTTCCAAACCGACGGTAAATCGGTGAAGTTCAAGATCATCAAGAAGCTTCCGGGCGTTGAAACTGCGGATCGCCTGGACCCGTACGGCGAAATGGGCTTCATGGCCATCAAGTGGTACTACGGCTTCATGACTCTGCGTTCCGAGCGCATTGGTCTGATCAAGACCCTTGCCCTGCTGTAACGGCAACTGCAATACCATTTGGGGAGCTTCGGCTCCCCTTTTGGGTACAACTCGCACCGTTTCCGGAGAAACGCAATGTCTGATGACCAAGCTGTACCTGATGAACTCGAATCTCTCAAAGCCCGAGCTACCAAGCTGGGGATTACTATTGACGGTCGCTGGGGCGTAGAAAAGCTCCGCGAAGTCGTGAACGCCGCAATCCAAGGTGATAAGCCAGTGACTGAACCAACTACCACCCCTGCTCCACAACCGGCTCCAGCTCCAGTAGCTGCGCCAGCTCCCGCGGTTAAAGCGGTCGAGCAAGCGCCTGCTGTCGTGAAAGAAGCGCCGGTCGAGAACGAAATCAAGTCTCCGGTCGAAGTCACCAAGATGCCTTCGCTGGCTGATGCCATGAAAGAAGTTCCGGCGGATGCCGGCCCGGAAACCGAAGGCCAGAAGAAGAACCGTCTGCGCCGTGAAGCGATGGCCCTGGTGCGTGTGCGTGTGTCCTGCATGGACCCACAGAAGAAGAACCTCAAGGGCGAATTGCTCTGCGTATCGAACCGTAACTTCGGTACCGTGCAGCGTTTCATTCCATTCAACCGCGAATGGCACATCGAGAAGGTGCTGTACGACGCGATGATGGAAAAGGAATACATGGTGTTCGACCGCGAGAAGACCGGCCGTGCTGGCATCGAAGTCGTGACCCCGCGTAACGTTCCGGCGTTCAACATTCAGGTTCTGCCGCCGCTGACCAAGGGTGAGCTGAAGGATCTGGCTCAGCGTCAAGCCATGGCCGACGGTACCCGTCAGGAGTAATAACGTATGGCAGTTACCCCGATTACCCTCAACGACTTGACCCAGGCCACAGTCGGGGGTTCCGGGGCATTCGATACGCTGATGCGTTCGATGGTCGGTCACCTCGAATTGGAGTTCAATAAAGGACGCCTTCGAGGGGCTGACTATGCCAACGTCTACCTGAATGCACTGACCCCGGTATTGCAAAATGCCGTGGTCTTTTTGCTTCAGAAGGACGAAGCGGCGAACAAAGCAGCCTTGGTCGATGCTCAGGTACGCTTGACCGAAGTTCAGATCCTCTTGGCTGAAGCCGAGCTGGAACGTGAGCTGATCAACAAGGAACTGGTGCAAGCACAGGTTTCCAAGACCATTGCTGAAACCGTGAACCTCGGCCAGCAGTTGTTGAACCTGAAGGCTGAAGAATGCGTCCTTAAATCGCAGTACGACATCAACCTGTCGCAGAACCTGCAAGTCGTGGCGCAAACCAGTCTGGTTAACCAGAAGGTGGCAACCGAGAAGGCACAGACCTCTGGTATCGCGATTGAGCCGAATTCGGTGATTGGCAAGCAGATCACCCTGTATACCGCACAAGCCAACGGCTTCGACCGGGATGCAGAGCAGAAAGCGGCCAAGGTGATGATCGACTCGTGGAACGTACGGCGAACCACGGACGTGGGTACCGTCGCCGACGGGGTCAACCAACTCCACGATGCCAACGTGGGCCGCGCAGTAAATGCGCTCCTTGGTGGCGTAGGGGCTTAAACCAGCGTGATAGGATAGGGGAACTTCGGTTCCCCTTTTCTTTTGGAGCAATTCATGGGGCTTTTCAGCAGCAAGAAGACTTACACGGTCAACGTCACAGTTAGCCCCGTGTTTGAAGAAGAACAGATCCCCACTAGTGCCCTTAACGGCTTAATCAAGGGGATCATGCAGGAACAGGACATTGTTCCGTCGATGCTCGACGAAATCTCCCAGTGCATGGGCATTCGTGCCATGACGGCGCTGCACAACACCCAAATGAAGGGTTATGAGCCTGGCATTCCCTCGGCGCAGGTAGCGACCTACATTCAAGCCAAAGATCAGGTAATCAGCGCGATTGAGGCCAATATCGGCCGGCAGATCGATGTTGAGTATTACTACATGGGTCCGCTGAACTCGATGCACTTCGGTTGGCAGTACTGCCACGATTCGCTTGGGTACAACGTGGCCACCAACGAACTGACGGTGCTCAGTGCTTCTACTGGTTTCCCGTGCTACCTGTCGGACATGAAGGCCACGTATCTGCGTGAAGATTTCGACTGGATGATCCAGACCAACGATACCGGAATGCTTGCGCAACTCGGCCCGTCTCCTCGTTCTGGTTTCCGTCCTTCGGCGCCGTACAACATGCTGAGTGGCATAGGCCAGTACGCCCAGCAGCCAGCGTACGAGGTGAGCGACGTTTCGACGGAAGACTACGTGACCATCCAATATGAGTTCCAAAACGCCAGTGGCGCCTTTGAGACTCGTGGTATCACTGTCTCCATGGCTTCGTTGGACAACATCGCCGATTTCCACATGTGCCGCTACAAGGATTCGACCGGCAAGACCGGGTTCTTCACCTATCTGCACGGCTCCGGTACCTACCCATCTATTGATCTGGCTTACGCCCTGGAACACAGCCCGCTGGGTACGTACTTTCCGTGGGCCTACTTCCGTCACCACGGGCAAGACGCCTACGACATCGAATCAGCTACCAGCATGGGGCAGATGAAGGCTTGGTGTGAACAACTGGGGGTGAGCTACGATCAACTGTATGACGGGGTGCATGAAGACCCGAATGTGGACGATACAGAGCAAAGTTTGCTGCTGATGGCCATTAACCCTGGCCATGAGAACCAAGCGTGCCGGGAATACCTGTTCAAGCATTTCAGCGCGCTACATGCGAACGCATTGCCACAAGTGCAACTAGACCCGTCGCTTGAGGGTAAACTGAATGCATTCACGTCGTCACCGTCACAAATGCAGCATATCCGCGATAATCGCTTCGCAATGTCCTTCCAGTTCAGCGGTATTTCCAAACGCCGCGTTCCCGGGAAGATTGCCAACAAAAATCGCTATAACTCACACTTCGGCATCCTAAGCCAAGACAGTCAGAACTATCTGACCCAGACGCCTATCGGTACCGGGGTTAATAACGCTTTTTTGGAGCAACCGGGTTGGATCTATCAATATCAGGTCAATGACTCGGTATACGAAGAGATCATCGTCTACGGGTTGCGGGTGAACTACCAAGTTCACAGCAAGAAAGGATTTGCGGCGAGCCGGCAAGATAAGGAACTGCTTATCCCGATTGACTCAGCAATCGTGCAAACCATGTCGGTTCCTGCACGAGAGCAGCTATTGTGCCGATCACTCACCATGATGGTGAACACCGTGATCATCACCAAGTCGCCTTGGTATGCGTCGTCGGCCTTCCGCATCATCCTGCTCGTGATAGCCGTGGTGATCACCATTCTGTCGGCCGGTTCGGCCTGGCAGACCGTTGTTGCTGCCTGGGGGGTAGGTATCGGGGCACTTGCTGTCGTGATCATAACAACCATCGTGAAAACCATGGTTATCAGCTACGGGGTGAAACTGTTCGCTCAAGCGGTAGGCCCGAAGGCGGCACTGATTATCGCGATAGTCGCCGTGGTCTACGGTAACTCCACGGCTGCCGCAGAAGCTTCCGCGACATGGGCAGAGAATCTGGTGCAGTTGGGTACGTCGCTGGTGAAGGAAGCCGGGACATTAAGCCAGCAACAGATAGCGGCGGGCCTGAAGGATATCGTTGAAGACGCTGAAGCGTTTTCTGCGTGGGCAGAAGACCAAATGGATGGGTTAACTGATAACATGCTGGCCTTGGGCTTGAATCCGGCAATTGTCGGGCTAAACGCCTTCGATGTGGTAAAAATGGGGCCGCGGCTTGTTCTTGGCGAGAATCCGTCGGATTACTACGCACGAACTGTGCATGCGAGCAATATCGGTACATTGGCGTTCGATATGACAGAATCCTTTGTCGCGATAAAGACTTCGCTGCCAACTTTCAATCAAACGCAGGAGAGCTTCAATTATGGCGGGGACTAACTTCTTGCCCTTCGATTTCGACCTTAGCGGTATCTTCGGGGGCACAACTGGCGGTGATAACGGTACGGGGCTGGTTAACTTTCCTGGCTTCGGTGGTGGCGGTTCGGCCGGTGCCCCTGTTGCCTCGGGTGGGGGTGGTGGTGGCTTGTTCAGCAACCTGTTCAGCCGCCAATCCATGTTCGGTGGTGCCGACCAAAACAGCGGTATGTACACAGGTGGCTGGGCACCGGTAGCTTTGGGGGCAGGTCAGGCCATCTTCGGTGCGCTGCAAGGCAATAAGGCAACGAAGCTGGCTGAAGACCAGTTCAAGGAAGGCCGGCGTCAATTCGACCTGAACTTCAACGCTCAGCGTCAAACTATCAACTCGCAACTGGAAGACCGCCAGCGTGCACGTAATGCATCGAATCCGACGGCATACGAGAACACTGACGACTACCTGCGCAAGAATCGGGTGTAATCATGGCCGAGCCGATCACATGGCGTAACGTTGGCAGCGGAGGTGGGGGCAACCCCGCCGCTTTGCTGGCGATGGGGCAGAATCAGGTTCAACAGGGTCTTTCGGCTCTGGGTGGCCTATTCCGCAACGAACAGAAACTTCAGATGCGTAATCAGGACCAAGTGCGCGAAAACAACACGGCACAGTATCTTGATGCCGTGGCAAGCGCCGGGGGCGTTGATGCGCTACAGAACCCTGAAACTCGTGCTCAACTCGAAAGTATGCGCAAAGGATTCGGCGCCGCTATCGACCGAGACGTCACGCGCAACGCAATCGATACCCGAGTCAAAGGTTTGCAGCAGCAAGCCTTGGTGGATAATCAGTTCACGGATCAGGCGACGGAACGCCAACAACGTGGGCTGGTAGACAAAGGTTTGGAGCTGGCTCAGGCCGGGGATATGCAGGGCGTGCAGAAATTGCTCGCTGACACGCAGTTCTTGGACGAAGGTAAGGTCGCCACCAACCTCATGGGGATCTTGGACGCCAAGACCCGCCGTCAGTACGCTGCCGAGGACCAACAGCGTCAGGATCGCTCTGAGGGCCGTCAGATTGCACAATTCCAAGAGAGCATGGCTGCTGCCTCGGAAAACCGCCAAATGCGCAAGGAAGCGATGGCTGATTCGCGCCAAGAGCGGGCTTTCCGTAATGGTGCTCGCGTTCTGGATGATGCGGCCGAGCAAGCCAAGTCGATCCTGAATACCCGACTGGCCGGCAACGAATGGGCCAACGTTTCGACTGACCCAGGCAAGGATGCGGCTGTTCTGTTGAAAGGGCTGACTGACGACGACAAGTTCATGTCGTTGGCCAATACCGACAAAACGGACATCCGTCAGATGCAGGAAGGTGTAACTGCGCTGTTGGCGACCGGTGTTGAAGCCGACGGACAGTTGTACAAGGTTCCGCCTGCATTGCTGCAACAAGTCATCAACCAGAACAGCAAAAACTGGAATCTGGGCGATAACCCGATGGAAAGCATTCGTGAGGACTTGCGCAATAGCCTATCGGGTAATGCAGGTGCAGGAAACCGTGCAAAAGTGCGTGAAGCGCAGGAAGTACGGGATCGTGCGAACAATGTGATGCAAACCCTTAAACGGGCGAAAACGCAGCTTGGGTCTAGCTCTACGCTCGATACTTCTGGTATTGTGCAGGCACTCGCTGAGTTGGCAGGACAAGCACCGGTCAATGTGTCGCAGCGTGGCCCAGACCTCCTGCCTTCCGCAGACGAGGACTCTAAATACTGATAAGGGGATACAAATATGGCAAACGGCAACGAGAACAACGGTTTCGACCAACTGTTCCCTGCCGGCCTGCCTGCCGCACAGACAGGGGGCTTTCGCCCCCTTTTTGATACCGCTGCGAAAGCAGAACAGGTAGCGGCAGCTTCTGAAGACAAGAAGCAGTCTCTTATCGACAAGATGGGTTACGACTACGACGATACCATTGGAATGGGCGTTAACCTCGCCGCTTCCCTTGCGTCCGGTGCCAGCCGCTTGGTTGGTAACCTCGCAACCCTTCCAGTCGATTTGATCTCTGGTTTGGCCCAAGGCTCTGTACCTGAAGAACAGGTCCAGGCATTCAACCGTGTGCAAACTGGTCAAGCATCCGATGCTGACCGTGCATTGTTGAATCAAACTGCACCGTTTGAAGACGGTGTGCCGCAAACGTATCTGGAACGCCTGCAAGGCACCCAAGGTTTGCAAGAAGTCGGGCAGAACATCGACGATTTCTTCAATATCTCCAGCATCGTGGACACCACGGAGCGTGATCGCCTCAGTCGCGATATCAAGGAAGAAACTGCCGGTGGTGTTGCAGAATTGCGCCGTGCCTCCGATGAATTCGAAGACGGCAAGTATCTCGACGCTCTGGTTACTGGCGCTGGTGGTTTGGCTTCGACTGTGGGCAATGCGCTCGCAGCCGGTGCATCCAATCCCCTGGCCACGACTGAGTACGTGGTAGAGAACGTTCCGCAACTGCTGGCTGCGGCCTACAGTGCCCC